TGGTATTCCCGAAAACTACGCCAAACGATGCGCCATTAAGGACGATGAGGACTTGGACGCATACTTCAAGGACTTGAAGCAGGAGTTCGCAAATGACGGCTTCAAAGGCGTAACCCCTCCCGAATCAGCGGAAGCGAAGATTGAGAAAGAATCTGAATCTATCGCCAAGATGATTGATGAGGGAACGAAAACTATTGTTGAACAAAACAAGAATTAATTATGTCAGCAGGATTTAAGTATGACTTGGTTCCGCCCGTTGAGCAAGAGGAACGCTACGATGTCCAGACCGGCATTCGTAGACGTGGTCCGTTCAAACTTGATACGCAGAACCTGATAGTGGGAAGTTTTCTTCCCGGATTTACACCGATTTGTGCGGACTTGAAAAACAAGTTCGCTTATGCGGTAATCAATGTGAGAGTTACGGAAGCCTATACCACTGGTGGAGAGGCTTTGTCTATTAAAGTAGCCAAGAACTCTTTGGCTTATGTGGGTATGTTTGTCGGAAACGGCAAGAAAGGTGCAGAAGTAACGGCAATTGATAAGTCTAATGCCAACTACGATGTATTGACTATCAAGGCTGCTTTTGGTGAGAATATTGCCAAAGATGCTGTATTATTCAATGCGGTTGCAGTTGATGGTTTAAAGCAAAAGCATGTCGCTAATTCGGCTCTGTACAACCGTACAAAGGTTGAGGATGGAATTACATTGGTTTCATTGCTTCGTACAGCCGCAGAGATTGAACCTTCAAAATTGGTTATGCCGTTCTCCGAGAACGATAAAGCCAACATGAAGGGATGGTTTGAATTTAACGAGTAAGGAGGTAGGATATGTTTTTAACGATTCAAACATTATTCGATGATGCGAACATTGTTTCCGCTATCATCAGACGTGTGAACCAGACACGCAAGGACACAATCTATTGGCAACAGTATCTTACTTTCCGCAGAGTAACTACTCGTGTGTTCAAGGATTATATCGGTTCTGTAACCGGAGTTATGGCCGGCTCTATCAATTCACGTTTTGGAGAGAAACCCATCCGTGAACGTCGGAATATCGGTTCCGGATATGGTGAGATTGCCTATTTGGGTGATGCTTATCAGATGTCTATTGACCGTCTTTCTGAATTGCAGGATTTGATTGACAAGTTCAATGCAGCTAAGCCAGCCGACCAAAAGGCTGCAATGGAAGAGATTGTAAACTTCCTGGCAGATGACTACCGTCAGATTACCCTTGCCGCCCACAAGCGTATGGATATTATTGTCGGTGCGCTGTTGATGCTTGGTGAAGCTACCGTTTACAACAAAGACGCTGCAATCACTTCCGGTCAGACCAATAATAAACTGCTGGAGATTACCCTTCCGTTCAATTTTATCAAGCCGAAAAGTGGAGATGTGGTTGTGGACGGAAAGAATATGTTTATCTCTTATTTGAGAGAGAAACTTCATTCCTTGGCACCGGACTATGGCGTTTATGCCAAGATGGTTATGACTCGTGCATCTTTCAACAAGCTTATTCTTGGTTCATCTGAATTTGGTGAGCAGTACAAGATGATTCTCGGCAGCAACGAAATGAAGTTGAGTACGGGATTGGTTTCCTCTTCTTTGGCTTCCGAAGTGTTCACCGGCATCGGTTTGCCGCGTATTGAAATCAAGGAGGACTACGTGAAAGACCAGACGGGAAAGAATGTGCAGATTTACGCGGATAACCGTATTACTCTGTTACCTTCTGACAACATTGGTTATATGCGCCATCATACCCCGTATGAAGCGACAGATCCAGTACAAGGACGTACTTATATCCCGTCAGAGGGGCAGATGCTTATCTCCAACTACCGTGACAAAAACGGTCGCTACATGGAATATACGGCAGAGTGGATTCCGCAGATTTCCAATCCAGATTTGATAACCAATTTCGATTTGAGCGAAATTGCATCCATCCAATCAGCATAAGGGGGGTAGGATATGAAAGTAAAGGTTATATCAGTTTTCCGCGACAAGTTCACCGGAAAGTATTATACTCCCGGTGAAGTGATTGAAGTCGGTGAGGAAGCCCGTGTGCTGGATATGGAAAGCCGCAGACTTGCTGAACGGATTGAGGCAAAAAATACCGAAGTGAACCCCCCTGAAGAAAAGAAGGAGGTGAAAATCTCCCTCTTTGAAAAGGAGTTTGAGAAGAAGGCTTTGGTTGACGCTTTGAAGTCTATCGGTGCGCAGGCTTCCGGCAATATGAAAGAGGAAACTCTTTTGGCTAAGGTTGCAGAACTGGATGAAGAATCAACAGCCAAACTGAAAGAAGCATTAGGTATCGAGTAAAAGGATAGGGTAGTGCTTCTACCCTTCCATTGTCTAATTTTATAAATCAGAAAAGAAATGAAGAATTTTATTTTTGCCATGTGTGGCTTTTTAATGATGTCTTTGGTTTCGTTGAGCATGCAGGCATCAAGTGTGGAATCTCCTAAGTGTGAATACGTGAATCCATCGGTTGATGTTGGTCTGCCGGATATTCAGTTTATCACTTTGGAAACGGTTCCGGCTGATTGTGTTGTACTGACCATGACACCCCCCCGTCTTCTTGGTTGCAAATAACCCGGCTATGATGTGTTCGATGAAAGAGGAAGCGGCTATTCAAGGGATACGAATTAATGTTCCCAAATGTCCGTTCAGATACATCTATAAATCTAAACATTGTACGCATTATAGCTATACCGCATATAGTAAACTGATTACACCATATTGAATGATAGCAGCCATGAGTAACAAGGAGTTTGTACTAAGCGTATTTGATAAGAACACCCCGTCTAATCTTGTAGTTGAAAATATACTTTCAAGAACGGGATTGGATGGTGAAGAACCTTTTGCCGAGGAAAATCGGGCAAGATTAGAGGTCGCTTGTGCAAAGCAAATTCCGTGGATGATACAAAATCCATCTTCGGTCAGCGAAAGCGGATTTTCTGTGTCTTGGTCTAATCATGTTGATAGCCTAATGAAATTGTACTCATGGCTGTGTAAACAGTACGGTTTGAAAGACGAACTGGGTAACAAACCTAAAGTGACTTTCTTATGATATTCGCTCCACACATATTGCAGGTAAAAGTTATCACCCCGATGGATAAGGATGAGTTTGGCAGACCTATTCCCGGAACAGGTGGTGAATACTGGCAGGAGGTATGCAAATTCCGTTGTGATGATGTAAGTGCGGAAAAGAAAGTATCTATCAATGGTGCTTTGTATGATTTCAAGTACAAGGTAGTCTTTGACAAGCCGTCAAAGGTTGAAGCAGGTGCAGAGGTTCGTTGTTTGAATGCCGATGGAAGCATAAGAGGTGAAGGAGTTGCTAAAAGCTCTTTGGAAACAAACTATTTTTCCTATAGAGTAATATGGTTGGAATAGATGCAGACTTTTCGGATGTCGATGATTTCTTCCAGGAAGGTAAAACAGAAGTTATTGCAGGAATGAAGGAAGAGGGGGAGATGTTCGTTGAAGATGCAAAAGCGACTGGGAGTTATCGGGACTGTACAGGGCATTTGAGAGAATCGAATGATTATGAGGTTAATGAAGATGGCTTGACTCTGAAAAACGAAGCTGATTATGCGTCATTCGTAGAATCCAAAGGTTACGAAGTGGCGGGAAGTGCAGCAGTAAGAACTGAGGAAAGATGTAAAAAACGATTTGAAAGATGATAGTAACTACCGACATAGGAAACATTCTCTACCGGGATTGCAAGGCTTTCGGAATAGATATAGTGTCTGATGGTGAAACGCTGACGGGTGAATTGAAGTCCGAAAGGATTGTCATCCACACGAAGAAACAACAGCCGGGAAAGTATTGGAAGAAATCTTTCGCAGAAGTGAATCTATGTGTACCCAATTTAAGCGAGAATGAAGCGAACACAATCCGGCTTAACGAACTCGAAAGAAAGGCTGGCAAGCTGCTTGATGATGTAGTAAGCACCTATGACGGTACAACCTATCGTTATTCTATCGAATCAATTGGCACGGAAGCGGATACAGCTTTGAAATGCCATTACGTGAATGTGAGAATTTTATTTGAAGTAATAAATGTAAAACTATAAGATTATGATTTCAGCAGTAGGAATAAAAAGAATCTTGTTTGCCGACATTGATAAGGTAACGGCAGACATTACCCCCGAAATCGCAAAGACTTTGATTCAAGCCGCTATCAAAGCGAAAGATGAGGTTTTGAATGTACACGGGGAAACGTGGCAGATTGAGGAAACGGAAGCCTCCGTCACCGGGTACAAGAACCAATTAACGGGAAAGAATTACCGTTACGATGATGTGCCGGGAGAAGTATCGCCCGCTTTCTCTATCGGACAATATGACTGGAAGACCAAGAAAGCGTTCATGGGTGGCGATGTTATTCAGGCAACATCTAAAGATGTAGGTTGGAAGCGTGCTTTGGATAAAGTTATTATCAACAAAGCATTGTTCTGTCTGACCGATGATGATGTCTGGTTCATCTTCCCAAAATGT